CCCTAGACTACATGATCTTTGATGTAGTGAATAACTTTGCTGATACTATACGGGCATCAGGTATGCAGGGTGCTGATTTCTCAACCTTTTCTAGTCAGCTGCAGAAGTATACAAGATCTTTATCAGAAGCTTTTCCTGAAAAGGCTGATGTGCTAGATCAACTGGTTAGAAATCTAGACGCCGCTAAGGGATCTCAAGAAGAACTCTTGAAGATAATGGATCAGGCAAAACAAGTTGCAAAATCTAAGAAAGAAGAAATACAGCAGAAAGTTTTTGGTAAGTTTTTAGACACAAATGCTACAAACATTAGTTTCTTACGAGGGAATGATACTCTTAAAGCCACAGGTAATTACATGGAAGCCTTTACTTCTATGTTTAACGGCAAAAACAGTATTAATGATGTTAGAGATTTACTTGCTTTGGCAAATACTGCTGCGAGTGCTTCTGAGCAGAAGATAATTAAGGATGGTATAAGATTAGCCTTTAACAAACACGCCACCAGTAAAATCTTTACACTAGCAAATCAAAATATAGACGGGACTAGGGATGTTAGTGTAGCAGCTATTGCCGCTGCAGAAGATGGCATGAAGCCGTTAATATCCCTAGCGGAAGAAATTTACGGCGCAGACAGCGAATGGACCAGTGCTTTTACCAAGATCTTAAATATGACCAAGGTAACCTCACAAGGGTTAAAGGCTCAACAGGTTCCCGGTCAGTCATCTACCGCCTATACTCAAGCGGCTATGACTTCAACTAGTAACTTTGTAAATATTATCTTCGGTCCTCTAACAAGAATGGGTACAAGGACACGGACAGGAATTAAAGCTTACTTAGGCTTTAAAAATCCTGATGATGCAGCAAGTAAAATAATGATTAATCTCCTGTCAAACCCAGATGAGTTCTTAGCACTAGCAGACAAGTTTAATAAAGCCCCTAACGATCCGCTAGTAGCAGAGTTAATGCAGAAAGTATTACTGAATGGTGTTAAGATAGGTTACACAGCGGAGAACGAGGAAGGTATAGGATTTGTAGACAATGCCTTGGAAGGTGCTGCCAGTACAGTCTCTAGTATACAAGACACCGCTTCTTCAGTAGCAGACTCATTAATGTCACCCCAATAAAGAGAAACCCCCCGCACCGAAGGGGGTACGAAGGGTTCCTACCAACTAACGAAAGGTGACCAAACCTCTCCGGTAATAAGTAACAAATTAAAGCCTATGGGTCAAGCGATCTGTAGGTTTTTTTCTATTAAATTAGGCTTTTTCTGGTAATTTTATACACATAGATATTACTTCAGCTTTAGGGTCAGGAGCTAAGTTCATAAGGCGTTGCTTATCTAGTTTTTTGTAGATCAGACAATGTTTTTCTGCACTGAATACCACGTTGGGGGCGTGAACTTTATAGCCGCCTAAGTGTATCAGTATTACTATGTATACAAACATCAGATATCTACAATTTCACAGGAATCTCCAGAACACGCTAGAGTTTGCATTCCAGTGGTTGTATCTTCTAACTCATACTCAGACAGAAGACCCCAATCGATCTTGTCTGGCATACACTCCAGTAGTTCCTTATACTCCGTTGCACTGCACTCCTGATAGGGAGCCTGTTGATAAGTATGATCATCATAGGGCAAGAAACTTACTCCAGACATTTCGTCAAAGTTCTCATATACAAATCCACCAACAGAAAACCATTCGTCTTTTTTGACGTTTATGGTAACACTAGGCTTATGCTCTGCCCAGTGTCTCTGGTACATTAACCAAGTCTCTAGCTGATCTATAGCAGAAGTATCTTTAGTACAGATTGCACCCTCTGGTGACTTCATTGGAAAGCTAAACACTGTGGTCTGGTCTGGCTTATAGACCTCTGGCTCATTAGGTATGCCCTGATCCATCATAAACTGTGTTAGTGGGTCTTTATTATCACCACGTACAGTACGAATATAATAGGGTGAGTGACGAGCATGAACTCCACTACTGGAATTAACCAATTGCGATACGGTTCCAGAAGGTTTATTGCAAGAAATAGCAGTAGCAACAGGAATCCCAAGGCGTTCAGCCCACTCAGCGTTAGTAGCAATAGCGACATTTTTTAGATGCTCCAAGGTTCGATCTAATGCTGCATTAGCAGTAGTCATTAGAGGGTTGTCCATAACTCCGGTCAACGACACACCTAGTAGACGTTCTTCAGAGGTATTATTTTCCCATGATTTTCTTAAATACGGAAACTTTATATAAGTAGCCTGAATTGTACCCAGTATGGTAGCAATTTTGACCTTATTAGATAGGGTATCAACAGTGTCTGTAGCTCTTACAACTACTTCGGTAAGGTTGCAAAATTCCATTGGGCGTAAAATTATCTCGCTGCAAGGATTAGTTCCGAACTCATAGTTAGGATCACGCCTACCGTTTTTAGCAGCCTGTGTCTTAGCAGCCTGACGATTAAAGATACCCCGCTCACCAGAGCCACTCTCAACCAGAGCCATCCACTCACGCATGAACGACATACTGTCCGGCTTCTTTGAGTAGGCAACGGAGTTGTTAGCTAAGGATCTCTGTGGCTCATTCTCATACCACTTACCAGACTTAGCATATCTCATGCCGTCATCCGACAGGTTGCTTAATGAAATCATTGCACTACGGCGCACACCGCCAACAACTACTACTTCTCCTACCTTACACATCAAGTCATGGCATTCTATAGAAGACAGCTTACGTCCTTCTGCATTTTTAAATATCTGCACAGTAAAGTTAAACAAATCTACTAAGGGCGCTGGGCCACTTGCTCTACCACCAAAGGTTTTAAGACGCGCACCAGCAGGCCGTACTTTGCTAACATCCCACTTGGGGATCTCTCCAGCCCATAGCAGGGCTAGAACCTGTCTAAATGCCTTTGCCCAGCCTTCCTTACTGTCGCGTACAGACACAATTGTATCGCTTTCTACTAGAGCGGTTACTTCGGGTAGCTTTTCTATGAACTGTCGCTCTACAGAGAACCCAACGCCTGTGCCACACAGCAAAATAAACATGGCTTCATCAAAGGCTTTAACGTCATCTACTGCTAGATAGGAACAATTGTACATACAAGTATTGTCACGGGCAGCGGCTGGGCCTGCAGTCATCAGGGAGCGCATACTAGGCATAACCTCTAGACTGAGGATAGCGTTTTCAATACTTTTTATATATGTATCGTCACCAGTAATAGGCATGACAATGTTCTTCATATAGCGAGATACAGTCTCACCCCAGTTTTCCCTACGGCCTTCAGTCTCTAGCCATCGGGCATAACGAGAAGTTGCAATAAAGGTTTGGTAATCAGTCGGTAGGTAGTTATTCATTCTATTCTCTCCACAAGTTCAGATAAATCACAGGTCGTGTAGTTTGGTCCTTTAAGAACTTTTCCATCATGGCGGTATAAGGGCTTACCATCATCTCCCATTTTAGACATATTGCTGGCATGGACCCGCCGGATAGCTTCATCTAGATCCCATCCATAAGTGGCACAGTATCCATTAACGACATACACAAGGTCAGCTAGTTCTTTTAGCATTGCCTCTGCGTCAGTTGCTTTGGCACTTTCCTCTGCTACCTCTGAATACTCTTCAGCAATCAGCTTAAACCTCATGCCCTCAAGATCTAGGTTGTGACACCAAGGCTCGTACAGAGGCTGTTCCATACATTCCGCAAACTCTTTGACCATCTCCAGAGGGGTAGGGTACTGCTCCTGAGTAAGAAATTCTGCACCCGCTTCAGCCATAGCAGACAGTAGCTGTTCATCTCTAGAACAACCAATTTTAGAGGGTGTTTTCATGTATCCAGTTCCTCAATTAAACGATCTAAGTACCAGCGACATTTTTTGAGATCAGTAATACGCCCTGCAGTAGAAGAATGCTTATACGGCCAGCGCCACAGGTATTTAAAAGCGTTCTGCCAACAGTAGGCTGCGTGAGCCTCTAAGGTTGTACCCTTCGACATAGCAGCCATAGCATCTATACACTCAATGCTGCTCTGGTAGTGGGGTGGTTTTTCTACCATGTTAATAGTTGTCTCAGATAAAACCATATCATCAAATGCTTCTGCACGGTTGGCAGGTAATTCTTTCCACTTAGCCATTAGTGTACCTTCTTTTTAAAATGTAATATGTTACTTCCAGACATAGCTTTTATGAGATCTTCGTCCCACTCAGATAACTCTTTCTGTTCTTGTTCTTTGTGTTTAGCTTCATACATTTTACGCATGAGACTTCCTTGAGCAGCCATCTGATCCACACCAAAATTTAAAGTAAAAGAAAGGCCATTTAAAAGATCATTAAAATACTGTATTTCGTCTTCTTCATAATTTTCTTCGGTCAAGTTAGACCCTACAAAAATCTGAAAATCTCCGTCCTCATCTACCTTAATATGTACTGCTAAGGTATTTTCGTCTAAATCACTTGGTTCCATATTTACCTGTTTTCTTTGCTAGTTGGAAAAAATGCTCTGCATCTACAACTGCCAATGGTTTTTGGCGGTCTGCTTTTATTATCGCTAAAGGAGTAGCCCCTTTAGGACAGTTTTCTGTGGCCTGATGCATTACTTTGTAGATTGCATTACTTTTGTTGTTTTTGCATTCCACGGAGTAAGGAAACAGACGCCTAGCAGCGGGACTAAATAATAAATCTTCGCCAT